CGGGTACCCAATCACACGCTGATAACTCTTGGAAGCTGGAGCTGTGGTGCGCGGAGGTTCAGGCCGCTCCGGAGGGTTCGCTGCTCCTCATACTCGATGCCGACACGTTTATCACCTGGCGCCTCGAGCCTTTGTGGTCGGTAGGGTTCGACGTTGCTTATACAACTCGGGCGCCAGGATCACGCTACCCGATCAACGCGGGAGTGATCGCGGTTAGGGTCAACGATCGCTCGCGCCGGTTCATGAGTACGTGGGCCAGGACGGACCTCGAGATGGCTGGCAACCTTAGCCTTCATCAAGAGTGGCGCCGGAGGTTCGGCGGGATGAACCAAGCTTCGCTGGGGAAGGTGCTGGCCGCGGGTACCCCTGGCATAACCGTGTTCGACCTCCTGTGCAAGACCTGGAACTGCGAGGACCTTAGCTGGCGGTTCTTTGGTGAGCATACGCGGATCGTACACGTGAAGTCCGCACTGCGCCTATCTGTGTTTGATGTCGTTCGGATACCGAGTTTGTCTCGCTTAACCGGCTTGTGGAAAGCATGGGCTATAGAAGCTGGGGTGAACTTGAGTTATAGTGGAGGCTCCATGGGATTCACTGAAGCGGACCTCGAAGCGATTCGAAGGGCCATTGCTACGGGTGAACGACAGGTGCAGTTCAGTGATCGCGGTGTTACTTACCGTTCGATGGAAGAACTGCTTCAAGCTGAAAAGCATATCGCGGCTTCACTCGCGGGCAGGAATAAGCAGCTGTTGGGAGTGTCTGATAAGGGGTTCGGGGAATGAGAGCCACAGCGCGGCCGAGGCGGGCAGCAGTGGCTCCAGCGGCGTTACCACGCAAGTCTCTGGCGACAGCTTCCGTTTACGAATCAGCGGGAGTATCGCGCCGGACTCTCCGCTGGAACGCTCCCACCCTTTCCCCTAACGCGGGTGTCCTGCCAAATCTGACCACGCTTCGTGATCGCTCGAGGAACGCCACACGCAACGATGGGTACGCGGCAGGGGTTATCAACAAGCTGGTGTACAACATCGTAGGGACAGGGCTAAAGCCTCTTTCCAAAGCGGAAGATGGAACTTTTCGCAAGGCTATTCACGCTTTGTGGTTGCGGTGGACAGACGAGTCGGACGCGGATGGTCTGCTGGATTGGTACGGGCAGCAGCAGCAAGCGGTACGCTGCTGGCTCGAGGCTGGAGAGGTCTTCCTACGGCTCCGGCCTCGGCTGGCCAGTGACAGGCTATCCGTTTCCATGCAAGTACAGGTGATCGAACCGGAGCTGGTGCCACACGACTACAACGCGTTCAATGGTAGGAATCGGATCAGGGCAGGCATCGAGTTCAATCCGATCGGGAAGCGGGTGGCCTATTACGTTTATGCTCAGCGGCCGGACAGCTTCTCTGACTTCGATCGCTCCGACCTTCGACGCGTTCCCGCGGATTCCGTTCGGCACGTCTACATGCCAGAACGGGCCGGCCAGCTGCGAGGTGTTCCTCACCTTACTCGCGCTTTGATTCGTCTCCGCGAGCTAGACAAATTCGATGACGCTACCCTCATCAGGCAGCAGCTCTCCAACATGTTCGTAGCTTTCCTTCAGCCTAGTGCGAACGAGTCAGGCTCCGTAAATCCGCTCACCGGCGCCGAGGTTACGGAGAAGCAAGGTGACCGTGTGGTGCTCGCACTAGAGCCGGGCATATTCCAGGAACTACAGCCCGGAGAATCGGTTCAGTTCTCCGAACCTCCGGACATCGGGAACAACTACAAAGACTTCGTGAGGCAGCAGCTCTCTGCGGTGTCGGCCGCTACCGGTGTACCTTACGAGGTCCTCACCGGAGACATGACCAACGTCAACGATCGTACCATCCGGGTGATTCTCCACGAATTCCGGCGGCAGATCATGGCCGATCAACATCATATCGTGGCCTTTCAGCTATGCCGGCCGACATGGAACGCGTGGATGGATCGGGTGTTCCTGGACGGAAAGGTTGCGATTCCTCCCGCGTACCTCGAGGACTCGCAGCCGTGGCAGAACGTCAAGTGGATGCCGCAAGGCTGGCCCTACATTCATCCTGTCCAGGACGTTGATGCTGCGCGGTCGGCTATCCGTGCGGGCTTTACATCGAGGAGCGCACAGGTATCAGCTCAGGGTGAGGACGCGGAGGTCATCGACGCGGAACAGGCCGCGGACAACGAACGGGCTGACGAGTTGGAGTTGGTCTACGAATCCGATGGCCGACAGACCTTGAACAAGGGCGCAGCTCCGGCCTCCGCTCCGCCTACCGACCCGGGGAACCCTCCGGGAGAAACCAATCCCGCAAAGCCATCGAAGCCAGGTGAAGAGCCGGCCGAGGGCGAGGAGGAGGATACCAGTGAAGAAACCTACTGACGCCGAAATCCAGGCCGCGATCACTGCGGTGCTCGCAGCCGTCGAAGGCCGGCCCGTAGTTTCGAACGGCTCCAGGAAGTGGTACAAATTCGGAGCGCTCGCGGACGGAGCGGAGGAAGCGGAGCTGTCCGTCTATGACGTCATCGGCAGGTGGTGGGAGGGTGTGTCCGCGAAGCAGTTCGTGACCGACCTCGCGGCGCTTCCCAAGAGCGTGAAGACGATCAAGCTGCGCGTGAACAGTCCAGGTGGGGATGTCTTCGATGCGGTCGCGATCGCGAACGCGCTGAAGCTTCACGCCGCTCAGGTGGTGACAACGATCGAAGGGCTGGCCGCGAGCGCGGCTACGATCATCACCCAGGGTGGGAGCGATACCATCCGAATCGGGGACAACGCGATGGTCATGGTTCACCTTCCAGCCTCGATCGAATGGGGTAACGCGGTCGAGATGCGCAAGATGGCCGACCTCCTCGACCAAGTCACCGAGGCCATCCTGACCACCTACGAACGGAGGTCACCGCTGGACCGCAAGAAGCTGCGGAACATGATGGACGATGAGACGTGGATGCTCGCGGAGGAGGCCGTGTCCAACGGGTTCGCTGACGAGGTCTTCGGCGGGAGCGAGGTGGCTGCCTCGGTGGATCCTCGGATCCTGGCCACGATGACCAAGCATCCGAAGTCCGTTACCGCTCGCGTGGAGGAGGAGGCGCCTCCGGTTCCTCCGGTCAAGGACGCGGTGCCTCCACCGGCACCGTTCCCGTTCGATCGTATCGCGGCGCTCTGCGGAGAGGCCGGGCTGGATCTGCCGTTCGCGCTCGCGATCAAGGATCGGAACCTCGGAGAGACAGAGGTTAAGGTCGCGGTCGCGGCAGAGAAAGCGAAGCGCGCCACCGAGGCCGGCCGCGTGAGTCAGATCACTGCGCTCTGCGACAAATTCAACCAAGCCGCGATGGCCAAGCCGCTGATCGACGGCGGCACGTCGGTCGAGTCCGCGCGGGCCTTGGTAGCGCACGCCACCGCGCTCGCGGATGGATCGGTGAAGGTGGATACCTCTTTGGTTCCGGACGGAAAGCCAAAGGGAACGCTCAACGTCGTGCAGTTCTATCGAGAGCAGAACCAGCGATCACAGTAAACTCGATCGCGATTTACAGGAGGACGCGATGACGGCACCCAAGACCGAAGGACGTTACACCGCGGAGTTCATTCTGATGGAATCGCCCGGCACCATCAGCCGCGATCAGATCGTGGTCACGGTTCCTACCGGACGGAAGCTGTCGCCGGGCCACGTCCTGTCTCGGCTGGCGGCCAGCCCGAACAAGTACGTGCCCTACGACAACGCAGGTTCGGACGGCTCAGAGGCCGCGTACGGGATCCTCTATGACGAGGCCGATAACACGGCCGGGTTGGCGCCCGCGGACTTCGCCGCGGTCGCGGTCAATTGGGGTGCCGAGGTACGCAGGGCTGACCTGGCATTCGAGTCTGGCGCGAGCGCGGGAGACAAGACGGCCGCTTACGCGGACCTGGCCGCACGCGGCGTGAAGGTTCGGGACTAAGGCCGAGAGGTCCTAGTGGGGAAACTGGGGTTGGCGGTTACGGCCGCGGGCCCGTAACACAGAAGGAGATTGACATGCTGGACATTTTCCGGGGTGACGCGTTTACCCTGACTTCACTGACGGAAGCCATCCTCAAGGCTCCCTACAAGCCGGGTCGTATTGGAGCGCTCGGGCTGTTCACCACGAAGGGCATTCCTACCACGTCGGCCGTGATCGAAGAGAAGGCCGGTCAGCTCTCGCTCATTCAGTCGTCTCCTCGCGGCGCACCGGCTTCTACGCTCGGAGCCGTTAAGCGCACCGCCCGATCGTTTATGGTGCCTCATCTCGAGCGCGAGTCCACGATCATGGCCGACGAGGTTCAGAACGTGCGAGCGTTCGGTTCCGAGTCCGCCACGGAGATGGTCCAAGCGCTGGTTGCCGAACGGTCGGCGGAACTGCGCGCGATGCACGAGGTCACGCTTGAGCACATGCGAGCCGGCGCTATCCAGGGGCTGGTACTGGACGCGGACGGCTCTACGATGTTCGACCTGTTCGATGAATTCGACGTGGCGCAGCAGGTCGCTACGGTCACCCCCGACACAGCGACCGACAACGGAGATCAGCTGCGAGGTGAGATCATAGCCGCGCAGCGGCTGCTGGAAGCGGAGATGGGCGCCGATCCGATCAGTGGCTATCGTGCTTTCTGCGGCGCCTCGTTTTTCGATCAACTGCGCGCCGACCTCGGCGTGGTCATGACACTGCGATACGGGGATCCACAGTCGCTGCTTCAGCAACAGGTGAACGCTCGCAGCTTCCAGTTCGGTGGAGTCACCTGGGAGGAGTATCGGGGTAGTACGGGAGGCACCCCCTTCTTCGCGGCTGATGAGGCTTTCATGTTCCCCGAAGGCGCCCCGATCTTCCGCACCTACTTTGCTCCCGCTGACTTCGTGGAGACGGTGAATACTCCGGGCCTGCCGATCTATGTGAAGATCGCGGCCGACGAACAGCTCCAGCGCTGGGTGAAGGTGCACTCTCAGTCGAACCCGTTGGCGCTCTGCACGCGTCCGCGAGCGGTCGTCAAGGTCACCATCGGTACGTAGCGCAGGTGGACAGAAGGCCGGCGTTCGCTTCGGTGATCAGAGCCTTCGGGGTAGAGGTCGAGGTCATCGTCACACCCCCGGGTGGGGCCCCTGTATCCACCTCGGGGGTGTGGCTTCCACCGCGTTCCCTGGATAACCTAGCCGAGGGTTCTTTCCAGCGCGCGGAACAGAAGCGGGTGTTTTGTCTACCGCTGGATGGTTTACCCGCGGTACCTCGAGGCACGATAGTCTCGGCGCCAGAGTCCAAAGGCGCAGCTGTAGCAAACTGGCGTGTAGATGAAGCGGAGCGTGTAGACTTTGACCACTACCGAGCCGTGGTGATGAAGGTATGAGCAGTAACCGACAGAATGCTATCGGTGAGCTACAGGCCAGGTTGAGCACAATTCTGGTAGCGAACGGGTTCTCTACCAATGCGGGTGCCATGGTCCTAATAGGCGAGGTTCCAGTGTTCGGCCCGGATGACCCCATCCATGCGCTGTCTATTCAACCTGGCGCGGATGAGGTCACTTTCAAGGGTGAGCAAGCTTTCGTAAAACTTCCGGTCAAGGTCGCGGTGATGGCTAAGGCCAACCTTAGTGACGTATGGTCTACCATTGAGGACGTGATAGCAGACGTAAAGCGCGCAGTTGAAACCGATCACGACCTTAGCAAGCACGTTGTGCCTCGAGGGTTTACCCGAGGTCCGACCACGCCACTAGAAAGACAGGACGGTTCTGAGTTCATTGGAGTTGAGATAGAGTATCGGCTCGAGTTCCCGGAAGTCTGGGGCGATCCATGAACGTCAAGGTTGACCTTTCAGATTTCAACTACGGGATCAAGTCCTTTCGGAATCGGTTTCCTGTGGCGGTGAAGCGCGCGCTCAAGCGCGCTGGTACTAGCGGCCGAGCAGAGATGGCTCGTGCGATCGCGACCGACACCGGCCTGGCCGTGGGCAAGATCAAAGATCAGATCGTGCTCAGCGAG